CATCGTTCTGATCTTGTACTCATACAACTTGTTGCGAAGAATATCGATAACCACTGAGACATCGCCGATGCCAAAGGCAACGGACTGACTCGGTTGAAAGTTTGACTCGACCTTGTTAATGTGTGAAGCGATACGCATTTAGACCTCCCAATCTTTGTGCGTTTATGTAATACTTATCGGCATAATTCTGAAAAACTTTAGGCCGTTTCCTTCTTTCTT